GACGGGAGATATGCTTTCCCCAGCTTTCAATAAGCTCTCGTTGGAAAAAAGAAAGGAAGCGTTCAAAAAGATGGGACTTTAAAAATTAAAGACAAGACAGTAAGATGGCTTAGTTTATAGGCCATTTCCAAATAATTTATGGAATTTATTTGTGGTGTATGTTCAAAACTATTCATTGATATGCCTTGTAGAAAAAGAAAGTTTTGTAGTAAAGAATGTAACAAAAAAGCTCCAAGAGTTTGGTTGATAGGGAATAATTATGGATTTAAAAAAAATACTCCATCCCATAATAAAGGATTGAAGCGATGGTGGGATTCTCCAAGTCAATGGGGAAAAGGTGATAATAAAGCCGAGAAACATCCAAATTGGAAAGGAGGAAGAAGCAGATCGTATAAAACAGGATATTATTCAATTGAATATAAATTTTGGCGCAAATCAGTATTTGAAAGAGATACTTATACTTGCATCAAATGTAAGCGCATTGGCGGATATTTAACAGCACATCACATAAAATCTTTCGCTCTTTTCCCCGGACTTCGCTTTGTAATAGATAATGGTCAGACGCTTTGTGGAGAATGTCATAAACAAACTGATAATTATGGGGGTAGGGTAAAAATTGTTAGGAAATTAAACGAGCTTAATTCGGTGGAAGTCCCTCAGGGATAATACCGAGCCAGCAGGAGAGATTACGAAAGGCTCTCTGGGCGTGTGTGACGGTCAGTTAAATGACTAATATAATAGGCAAACTATATGAAAAAACATATTGAATTGCCGAAGGAAGTAAAAGAGTATTGTATCGGTTTTTTTCTAGGAGATGGTTATCTCTTTAAGATAAAAAACGGGAACAACTGTTCATTGAAGATCAGTCACGGACTAAAACAGGAAAATTACCTAATGTGGAAACACGAACTTCTTAAAAATCTATCACGAGCGATAAGATATACTCGCATAGACGACAAAAGAAGGAATAAGATTTACCATATCAAGGGATTTGAAACTCGGACTCACAAGTTTTTTACTCGTTATTGGAAACTTCTTTACCACAAAGGTAAAAAGAAACTTCCCGAACGGATATTAAAACAAATGACCCCGATAACATTGGCGGCGTGGATTATGGACGATGGTTGTCTTTCGGAAAATAATAAAAACCGTAAAACAACAAATTGGAATTATACGCTTGCCACACATTGTTTTTCTTTGATTGAGATTCAACTACTTCAGCAATATCTTGAAAATATTTTTGGGTTAGAGAGTAAGGTTCATAGGGATAGGGAAAGGCATAGACTTTGGTTTAATACCACTAATTCTATAAAACTTGCTCAGATAATAAAACCTTTTGTTCCTAATTGTATGGAATATAAGGTAAAACCAATTATTGAAAGATACATAGTCAGGGGTGAATAAATATAATCCCCACAAATAGCTCGCCCGAAAGGGATGATATGACCTAATCTTTATGGCAACATAAAGAAGCAAGAAATAGAAAACTTGCGGTAATAAAATGTTAGGAACTACGAGCACCACTGCCACAGCGCTCAAGCAATACTGGGTAGATATGTTCATAGAAAATCTCTATGACTCATTCGCCTTGAAGGGCTTGACCAAAATGGCAAAGGTCTCAAAAAACTCGGGAACGACTGTGTGGTGGGTAGGCATCGGAAAAGTTGACCCCGCTGGGGCGGCTTCTTCCGAAGGCGCTGATCCGACCGCGCGCTCTTCCAGAGCTTCCAGAGTTTCTGGTGTGTTGACTGAATATGTCAATCTCATCAAGAATTCTAAACTCTTCTCTGATACCGCGATAGACGGAACCAAAGAAGCGATAATTAAGGATTTAGCCAAAGACGCGGCTATTACCCTTGACACAGTGCTTTACACTAAAGCATTGGCGGGCGGCACCGTTCTATACGCGAATGGAAAAGCTGCAAGGAATTCCATCGCGAAAGCGGACACCGCGACTGTAAGGGATATTCGGAAAGCGGTTAACCTGCTTCAGAAATCAGGCGTGCCGACTTGGCCGGACGGTTATTATGTTGGGTTGGTTCACGCGGATGTCGGCTTTGATATTCAAAGCGACTCGGCTTGGGTTGACATCAACAAATACCGAGATTCAGTCAAGAATGATATTAGCGGAGAAATTGGTCGCTTGTATGGCGTGAGATTTGCTCTCGCTCCCGCAATGACCGCCACTAATAACTTCTTGATCAATTCAGGTTCGGCAAGCAGAGATGTCTACCGAACACTGATTTTCGGACCGGATTTCTTGGGTCAAGCCGACCTCGGAGAAGTTGATATTGTTATCAACGAGCCGGGTAAAACATCTGAACTGGGACAATTCAATACCTACGGGTATAGATTTGTTTCGTCCAGCGCTGTTTTGACGAATTCTCGGTGTGTTCGTTTGGAATCTTCAGCTTCGTTAGGCAGCTGATAATATGGGGGGGATACATCCTCCCCAAAAGTGAGGAGCTTCAGGCGAGAAGCTTAAAAAGGATAATCCTTGTCTATCCCGCTTAAGCTTCTCACTTTTAAAAATTAATAAATATTCTTTTATTATGACAAGGAAAATATCGGTTATAATCAGCACATATAATCGCTCTAAACTCTTAGACAAAGCGATTAACAGTGTTCTCAATCAGTCATATAAGGACTTTGAATTGATAGTGGTGGACGACTGCTCCACCGATGACACGGAAAAGGTAATTAGAAAATATCCAGTAATTCATTTAAAAACCGAAAAGAACTCGGGGTCTGACGCGTTGCCGAAAAACTTGGCTATCTCCAAAGCGCAAGGAGAATATGTCGCTTTCCTTGATGATGACGACATCTGGCGACCGGACACTCTTAAAATCTTATTAAGATACATTGAGACCGGCGCGGATGTCGCTTATGGGGACTATTTGATCGAGGAAGGAGGCAGAATGAGACCGGGTTGGTCAATAGATTTTAATCCGCCTCTGCTCTCCAAAATGAATTATATTTCAATGGTAACGGCAATGGTGAAGAAATCCGCTCTCTTGGAAGTGGGTGGGTTCAATGAAAACTTAAAGATTTTTAAAGATTGGAATTTGTGGGTTAGAATGCAAAAACGAGGATTTAAATTCTTGCATATTCCAATTATCACGGCGGAAGTCTTCCCTCAAAAAGAGTCTGTTTCCGAAAAGAATAAAACGAGACAAGATGAGGAAGGCAACTTTATTCCTAACTTTTCACCCGCCGATTGTGAAATCTTTGCCGATAAAACTTTTCTCGGAGAAAAGAAACCTTTAAAAGTGGCGGTGTTTACTTTAACGAAAAACCGTCTTGAATATACAAAACGAATGTCTGAAAAAATGTTTGCTTTGGCTGGTCATCCTTTTGATTGGTTTGTGATAGATAATGGAAGCGCGGACGGCACGGTGGAATGGCTGAAAACACAAAAAGTTAAAGTGATTGAAAATCCAAAAAATGTCGGGATAGCGAGAGGCTGGAATCAAGCCATAGAATTGATTAAAAAAGCAGGGGGTTACTCCATAATCGTAAAACTGGATAATGACGCGGAGATGATGTCTGATAATTGGTTGAAAACTCTGGTGGAACTATTTGACCGCAATCGCAAGCTCATTTTATCGCCTTATGTGGAAGGATTGGAAGATTCACCGGGCGGAGTTTTGAGACAAAGAATGTCAGAAGGCTCGCCTTATGTTTTAATTAACGACCGTGTGTTGGGAATGGTGCCATTTCTGGGCGGTATTTGCTGGGCGGCACCGATAGAGCTTTACGATGATTTTAAATTTGACGAGAAAACCTTTATTGCCGGCAACAAGGATTATTTGATTTCTCAATATGCCAATCAACAAGGATACAAATGTTTTTACGCGGAGGAATTAAGATTGTGGCATATAGACGGCACGAAAGGACAAAAAGAGAAAAATCCCGAATACTTCAAAGAGATAGAAAAAGCCCGCAAAACGAAAGGAGGGATATTTTGAAATATGTGATTTACGCCCCGCCTTACGCGCGTAATAGCGGAGGGAAAACCGCTCTTTGGAAATTAGCTAAAGCCCTGAAAGAGAAAGGACAGGAAGCATACATTTACATTCATCGGACGGAAACTAACAAAGACTTGCCCGCGGTATCTTATTATGATTTGGAGATCATAGACACATTACCCGATGACGCAGTTGTAGTTTACGCGGAAGTAGTTTACGGCAATCCCTTGAAAGCTAAGAAAGTCGTCCGCTGGCTTTTGAATCACCCCGGACTTCTGGGCGGAGATACCGAGTATGACGAAAAGGAAATGATGTTTACCCACTCTCTGGCTTTCGGAGATTATGATATGCTTTTTATCCCGCCATTTGAGCTGGATATTTTCAATACCGAAGGTGTCGGAGAAAGGAAAGGTTCTTGCGTATATTACGGCAAAGGCAAGAAATGGAATGCCGAATTGATAGAGGAAGCGGAAGAAAGCGGATTTTTCAACGAGTCTGTAATGATAACTAAAGAATGGCCGGCAACCCGAGAAGGATTGGCTGAAATATTTAAAACATCCGAGATGCTTTATTGTTTTGATGAAATATCGGGAATTAGCACGGAAGCGGGTTTATGCGGATGCCCAACGATTATTTTTTCAAGGGCTTTTACGGATAAAAGATATTTACGAAGTCATTTTATTGTCGCCGAAGGTATCGGCATAGGTAATGATGAGATTGAATACGCTAAAGAAACCGTGCATCTTGTTAAAGAAAAATATCTGGACTACATTAAAGATTGCGATAATCAACTTGATAATTTTATAGAAAAAACGCAAAATGAAAAAAACTGGTGAATGTTTTGTGCCAAATCAATCTACTTCTTATGAGATACAGATAAATGTTGAGAGATACATTTACGCGATGATGCTGGCGGAGAATAAGACAGTCTTGGACGCGGCTTGCGGGGCGGGACTGGGAACATACTTTTATTCATTAGTTGCCAAGAAAGTTTACGCCGTTGATTATCGTCAAGAACACCTTGAATACGCCAAAGAATATCCCGCTTACAACGCAGAATATCTGAAATTGGATTTAAATAAAGATTTATTGCCCGAACACGATTTGACGATTTCTTTGGAAACGATAGAGCATTTAACTGACCCGAAGTTTTTTATGGAAAATCTAAAAAGTAAAGAATTGGTTTTCTCCGTCCCGCTTAATTCTTTGAGCTGTTCGGAATGGCATACGCAAGACATAAGAACAATAGATGACATTAAAAAAATAATTAAGCCATTTGAGATAAAAAACTTTTATCTTCAAGCGGATAGATGGATTTATGGACACGCCCTCCGATAAACAATTCTCCGTGATTATCGCCTTGTATAATCATAAACAATATCTGCCTCAACTGGTGGAAGCATTGGCTTCTCAAACTTTCAAAGATTTTGAAGTTATATTTTGCGATGATGGTTCAAATGACGGCACGAAAGAATACTTTAAATATGCCGGATTGTCTTTTGATTTTAAATACCTTCGCCAATTTCATTGGGGTATGCGGCTGGCCAAGAATGTCAATCAAGGAATTAAATCAGCCAAAGGAAAATATTGCGTGTTTATAATGGGCGACTCTTTCCCCGAAAAGAATTATTTGGAAGTTTTAAACGAATGGATAAGAGAGGATAGAGTCTTATGCGGAGTGAGGGCGAATATTGAGGAAAAAAGAGT